CACACTTTACCACATTAAATCACTAAAGAGCATCCAGGCTGCACTTTACCACATTAAATCACTAAAGAGCATCCAGGTTGCACTTTTACCGCATTAAAGCATTAAAGCAATGTTTATAAATTTAACAGTCAACATTTATCCATATAATTTGCAACAAAATTGCGTGGTATTATTTCTAACGTATGTTATAATATAATTGTAAAGAGGAAAGGGAAATAAAGAAAAAATCCCATTCCAAAACAAAAACAAAAACATAAAAGAGAGGTATTTTAGTATGACTAATTGGAAAATCGAAAAAACCGTGAATGAGTCCGACAACACTGAAACTATCATCATCACACGCCCCATTAACGACAAACCCAAAAGTACCGCTTGTGTGAGCCGCACCGTTAAGGCCGGCACTGTTGCCCGTGTAAAGTATGCGCGTTTTAACGATGATTTTAGCGTGGAATCCGGTGAAATGGTAAAACAGTTTGACGGCGTTCTGGACGCTGAAAAGGTAGAAAAGGCATTGCACAACTCTGAACCCTGCACTAAATGGCAGGTGCTGGACGTTCAGCCCAAAGAGGAAAATACTATGGGAATTCCTAGAGAGGTATTCAACGCCGTTGCTGTTCCCATTGAACGCCCATTGAGTCAGCAATAAAACAAAAACTTTCCAGCGGGTTTTCTTGCAAAGCCCGCTTCCACGCTGCAAAGCGAAAATATTTTATAAAGGAGATATACAAAAATGAAAATGCAACTTATTACAATAAGGCCGAAAAAATCCGGCATTGACAACGGATTTACAATCAAGCGTGAATTATTTGACAATTGCGGACTTGTGGACACAGCCTATTGTAACATTGACACATTCCGCGCTTGCGATAGTGGTTTTATCGCTTCCGGCTTTTCCAGCATTTACAAGTCAACCATTTTACACGACTTGAATAACGTCAATGAAAGTATTGACGATTTTGTAAAGGCGGTGTTTGCGCAATGATTTACAACACCCGTTCGGATATTGTCAAAGCCGTTGACCATCAGTCTAGTTTAAATGTTGGCGGCTCTAAAAGTCGCTTGTATAATTGCAAGGCATGGATTATTAAACCCGACTTTTCCGATTTTATTATCTTACAGAGCTATTCTACAATCGTAGCTGCTTTTCAATACTCAACCGGTATTTTGTGGGTTTTTGACCATTATAGCACCACAACCGCCCAACACGTTGCAAAGTTTCGGAATTGGGTTCGCTACAAATATAATACCGGCTGGAATTACCCCAAAACTGTTAGACTGTATAACGATTCTAAAACCGGAAAGCGCGCCGCCCGTAAAAATCTAGACGACGACTTTGCAATCGTCATTGCAACCGCATTGAATCAGCATTGACCCAAAAATAAAATATGCGTTGCCCATAACGGCAGCGCATTTTTATGCAAATTTCTAGTTAGAACTCTTTACTATTAAGCATAAATAACTAGCAATAGTTAAGCCTAACTGCTAACCTGTGAAATTCTTAACACACTTTAGTGATTTAGAGTTCTAAAGCGATTGATAAATTCTTAACACACTTTACCACTTTAAAGAGCTAAATCGTCCAGCCATTAAGAAAAATGTTGAGTATAGGCATTAACCTTAGCACCCAACCCTGCCGCGCCGCCCACCGGGGTGTTGCAAGAAGCCTGAAAATAAATCGGGGTTCAATTTATTAAATTTGCAAATCCCCCTCTCCCCTCTCCCCTCTCCCTCTTCATTATAATCCTCGATGACAATGAAGAAGTTAAGTGGCTTGGTATATTTATGAATCTCCCAAAAGAATATGAAGAGCTTAAATTCAAATACTTTACTACAAGCGTTATGGTACATAAATATGTCGCAAGCGCATATTTTAAATTCTATGTATAAGAAGGTAATACAATGACAATCAATGATATTCTACTTAATTGTGGTTCTGTTCACGCTGAAACGACTATATATATATTATAGAATCCGGCACAATTAAAAAGATATGTCAATTTAAGAATTTAGAATCAAGATATGCGAAGCTTCAATTTAAATTCTTTACTGTTAGTTCTTTGCATATAGATACAGATTCATTTGAAGTATTAGCTTTTAAGTTTTATGTATAAGAAGGTGATACAATGCTTAATTTATTGTAGGTTTTAGGAGCTATCATTGACATCCTAAGAGGAATTAATAATGATGATTTAAGCGATTAGTTTAAGATAGGAGTTTATACAATGCGTTATGATGTTCCCATTCATCCCATCCCCATAGGCTCAATCATTAAATACAATGTAAGAGAATATGGTTATTTCTATGGAGATGGACAAGAGAAAAGAGCAATTACAATTGCTAAAATTGGTAAGGTTATTGATATTATAGAGCATGATGGTAGAGTAGTTTATTACTCAGTAGCACCAAGTTCTAACTGTACATTTAACCAATATTTTGTAGGCGATTGCCTAGATTCTGTTTGGCCTGAAAATGTGGAGGGCGTTTATTATGAACGCTAAAGTTTTAATTGCTTGCGAAGAATCACAGACAGTATGTAAAGCATTTAGAGATAGAGGTTTTGAAGCCTATAGTTGTGATATTCAAGAACCATCTGGCAATCATCCTGAATGGCATATTTTAGGCGATGCACTGGAAGCCATTAAAGCTGAAAAGACAACTTGCCTATGGCTTAAAAATCTTCCCCTGCTCATGCCAACGGATGTTGTCAGCCCTGGTGAAATACTGCATGGCGGTTATAGCGTAGGGGCATCTGCTAATTATGCTACGGACGAAAATGGAAAAATCTTACGATGGAATGACCCACTAACAGCAAAAGCTAGGAGCAAAACTTTCCCAGGAATTGCAGAAGCCATGGCAGAGCAATGGGGGTGTTTATTATGACAATTAAAGACCTAGATACAGAAACCCTTAATCTACTTAATAAACTATGTGATAACTGGTATATTAAAGCTTGCCCAATGGATAATGATTGCCAAGATTGTCAGCTTAGAGAGTTGTGTTATCTGCTTGACAGTTACGATAATGATATTAGAAAAGAGTTAGCTTTACGAAATCAGGAGTAACTTTATGGCAAAGAACAAAACATTTAAGCGCCAAGCCGAAGCAACTAGGTTACTGGAAAAGATAGGCGCAACAAGACGTAAATCCAGAAAAGCAGGTATCACTGTAACAGGTGAGCTTAAAGAAAGTCTTAGAGGTAGACAATCGCCTGAAATTGCAAATGCTCTTAAATTTACTGCTAATACTGCTCTTGATGAAGCTGAAAAACTGTATAATGACCTTATTGATGCAGCTAATAATGTTGATGATAAAACGTCACAAAAGCTTATGCAAGAGTATCTATCTAAATATTCAGAGCATATTAAATCATTAAATAAATCTGTCACAGATAGTTACAGGTCATTGAGAGTAGCTAATCGTCTTGAGGATGTATTTAATTATAGCGATGCCGCATATAAGATTCTTAGAAATCCAGATTCTTATTTTGATAAAAAGAAATGGGGAGCAATTTCTGGTATTCTTAATAATCTTATGGGCACATATAGCAGGAATATTCCACCAGACGATTTGAAAAAATTATGTACATTGGGTCAAAAGCTAGGACTTGATACTTTGGCAGATATGGATAGAGCTTATTCAGAGTATGACAATCTTCTAAGAAATTCTGACCAAATTGGTAAAGTGTTGGTTAATGCAAGTGATAAACTAAGGTCTATTACGCAGGGTAATGAAAACTTTATAAAGCGGCATAAAAAAGCTTATGAAGAATTCACAGAACTTGCATCTAAGTATGATTTGTGGTGATATTATGGTTAATGTACTAGTCAATGAAGTAGTCTTTGTCATTATATTTTTTGCAGCTTTAACTCTTGGTCTTGTTTTTGTTTCACTATATCTCGATGCAATAGCTAAGTTATTTGACTGGTTAGATAAGAAACTAGGCAAATAAAGAAAAAATATACTATGGGAGGTGGTGCTATATGTGAGAAAGCGCAATGAACACAAGTATTCAACTATCATATATTGCTATGATATTGAAACATCATCCTTAATGTATGGTGAGGATGAACTTCAAGAGCATCTGCAAAGCACTTATCTTCACGGCCTAGCTTCATTTGTTTATCGTCCTATACCTCACGCACCATTTAGTGACTTTGAGAATGAAATGGATTATAATTTCTTTAGAACTTATGATTCAATTTCTTCCGAATTTGAGAGAATCAATGAGGATGCTAAGAATAATGATGAATACGTCAAAATCTTTGTGCATAACTTGAGCTATGAATTTGAAGCAATGATGCGTAACATAAATTTCTGTATTAAGAACTTTAATCCTAAACGTTTCATTGCAGTTGCTCCGCACCAGCCATTAGTAGCAGCTTTTGACCATCTTGAATTTTATGACAGCTTCAAAATTCTTTCCTGTAAAAGTCTTGAACTTATAGGTACAGAGCTTGGAGTTCCTAAGCTTAAAGAAGTCAAAGGCGGTTATGACCAAAAATATTATTGGTGGTCAGATTTACCTGATTCTGAATACATTTACAATGAACGTGACTGCAAGCTAGTTTTATATGCACTATGTAGATACATGGCAAACTTCACTAAAGTTGATAATGTATCAGATATTGGAGTATCTAACACATCAATGATTAAGCGTGAAACAAGGCTTAACAGAAATATTGCTACCGATAAAGAAGTTCATACTGCACAATTTACAGCGGCGATAGAACTTAAGAATAATGAACCGTTTATGAAGTTCTTTCAAGACTGTCTTGCAGGTGGTTACACTCATGCTAATCCTTACGCAGTGGGTAAAATATTTAAGGATGTATGGTGCTTTGACGCAAGTTCTATGCACCCATCAGCAATGTATGGTAGGCGATTCCCTTATAAATGGAGAAAGGAGGTTAATCCTAATGAATGTTACCAAAATTTTCAGTCTGCAAACTATGAGTTCTTATCTGGCTGCGAAAGCGGCGCTAACTCAGGGTTCTACGATTATCCCGACCAGCGGATTGAGTTATATGGATGCAAAGATGTTAAATTCTATTCAGTCCTTCAAGCAGCATACCGTGAATCAATCTTGTTTGAAAGGCCAATAAAATATAACTTCATGGCTAATGTTACCTTTTATAATATTAACGCTAAGGATTTTGGTAACTGTATTTACAGCTATATCAGTACATCTAAATGCAGCAATATTAAAAATGGTAACTTTGACAATGGTAAAGTAGTAAAAGCAGATGAACTTACATTTCATGGCTGCGATATTGACTTTATGTTAATTCAAATGCTTTATGATTATACTAGTTCAGAATGTGATGAACTTTATTATGCAACAGCCCACAAGTTTATTAACAAGCCTTTACGCAATACAGTTAAATATTATGCACGCCAGAAAACAGGATTCAAAAAACTTGAGCATAAAGTCGCTGACCATGTAGAAACGTTAAACGATTTTACATTTGAGAGATTGAAGCTTTATGATGATTCTGTAGCACAAGAAATCATGAATACCCATAACAAAGATTTAGTTCATTTCGCCTTAATGGCAAGTAAAGGCGGATTGAATGGTCAGTATGGATGTTCAGCAATGAAGCCATTACGACAGGAAGTTGGTGTGCAGGGGGAAGGTGATAAATTTGAGTGGATTCCAACTGGGGTTAAGTTTCTTAAATCTAGAAATTCCCTAAATATTTTCACAGATGGTTTATACACAGTTGCTTACAGTAGACTGCACCTTATTTGCTTTATGCTCTATCTAGTATTAAGCCAAGGCATTGAACCTCTATATCACGATACAGACAGTGGTTATTTTGTTGGCTACAATGAGAATGTTCAAAAAGCCATTGATAGATTCAATAAGAATATTCTTAACAACAGCGAGAATAAAAATTGTTACAATTTTGGCATTATGGACTTTGATGGTCACTATGAGGATTTTGTAACATGGGGAAGTAAATGCTATTGTGCAACATACTTGGATGCGGATAAGCACTTAAAAGTTAAGGCTACTGTAGCAGGTGCAAGCAAGAAACAGCTTTCTGAATTGTTTACGCAAATAGTAAACGATGAAGATTTTGAATACCTAGTGCAAGAATATTTTCGTCCTAACATTAGTTATGATGAATCCATAAACAAGAAGCTTATTCGTAAAACTCCCGGAACACATATCATAGGAGATTTTACAGATGATAATGGAGAAACAGACCACTTAGATGAATATTCTGTAACTGTACTAGAGCCTTGTGGTTATACATTGCGCTCAACAAATAGTCCTGTTAATAGAATGTATTATTCATTCTGTTATTCATTACGTGGAGAATCGTATATAGATTATTTGCCTGAAGTTGTTAGTATAAACCACGATGAAAATGGTAATGAACTTTATGGAACTTATCATAAAGTACAATCCGACAAAGAATATGCTATGTTAATTGATGGCAATCCTGCAAGCATATTCCAGTGGGAATGGAGTGATAGGAGATGATTTAATTGAAAGAAAAAGATTCTTACAGAATCAGTAGAAGAGCTACCTGTCCTTATTATATATCTCATACAACAAATTACATTCGCTGTGAGGGTATGAGAGTGTCACGCCAAGAGTATAACCTTAAAACCGATTGTTGCGGCCAGTATAAAAACTGTCCTCAATATAAATTTCTTACTTATCATTATTTAACAAAGGAGAACTAACTATGTACACTAACAAGAAAGCATCCACCAAGAAAGCATCTGCTAAGGCCACCAATTCTGCTAAGTCAGCTTCTTCCGTTATTACTGATATTCGTATCTTCCCTATTAACAACAAAAATTCTAATTGCTGTGCTATGGTTTCTGTTACGCTTGCAGATTTGTTCTGCATTACTGGAATTAAGATTATGGACGGCAGCAAGGGTCTGTTTATCGCAATGCCCAGCGCTAAGAATAAGAAAGATGAATGGCATGATATTTGCTACCCAATCACTAAGGAATTCCGTAAAGTTTTAAGCGATTCTATTCTTAACGCTTTTTATGCCTTGCAGGAAGATGAAGATGAAGATGAAGATGATTTGCCATTCTAAATAGAAAAGCACCCCTAAGTGGATAACCACCTAGGGGTGTTTTATTTTAACTAATATTAGGACGAAGAACCTTAATAGCAGTCATACCATTATTATTGCTCCATCTAGGGAAGTCCATTGGGGTTCCATCCAAGTTACGGATTCTGTCCAAAATTACAGGAGAATTCCCCAACGTGAAGCCAGACAACTGAACAGTATATTCATAGGATGCAGGACGCTTACAATACAGGATAATAGCATTGCCATCATTAACATAATACAGTTTATCACTGTCATTGACAACATCCCAAGTAACAGTCTTGCCTGCACCTGTGGGTGCTCCATAAATGGCTTTATTAAGCTGACGATTATCAACAGCACTAATTGCAAACAATCCGCCAGATTCAACGTTGTTGGAAAGATAAATGCTATAGTCAATATCATTTCGGTCATAGATACGAATACAGCCTTGTGAGCTAATATCTGCACTCGGAACAGGGATATAGGCAAATGCTTTATACCGTTCAGGGTCACCAGCAGTTGACTGACTTGCAATGGTATATTGCGTTTGGTTTGTAATTGCTAAATCAATACAGCGATGTTCACCAGTCCTGCAAATGTACTGATTGTTTCCGCTAAAAATATATTCACGTTTAGTGTAGATATATGCGTTGTCAATCTTGCACACCATAGCAGTAACAGGATATGTGCCAATTGTCTGAATTATAGTCGACACCTTTGCACTGCGGTTAATTACACCACCATTAACTGTTAATTGTGGACTAGGACTTGTACCAATCAACGCAATTGCCGCGTTGCCCTCTCCGGTGGTTGCCGTGTTGTCATCACAGGTATAAATCAAATTGTCAATGTAAGCTGCTGCCTTACCAGGGCCGTCAAATACAAAACCATAGCGGCAAGTATCTGCATAGAAGTTAGTAACATGAATATCATTGTTAGTAACTTTGCAGGCGATTGAATTATTCCACCAAGTATTAGCGTCAGCACCACCTGTACCACCAGAGGGGATACCATGATAGCTAGTCCAGTTGCATCCGTATACATCAGTACGGCAGTCAAAACCAACTTGACACACCATATTAACAAGGTTATTACATTCACAGTCGGGAGCTTTATTGCCCCAGAAAAATGCAACAGAATCAGTCCAGCGTTCCACCGGAGTATTATCGCTAAATCCCCATACCATTACATTATCCATGTAGCAGTAGCGGTTCAGAGTGCTATTGTTGGGCTGCAAATAAACACCATAGGACTTAACCTTATTGATACTTACATTGTAAATACTGTTATCAGTGTACTTATTGGTAGTAAATACAATGCCACCAATCATACCATTACAAGTAATATCCAAATTAGCAATAACAATATTACCAGTTACATCATCACCCGATACAGTAATAACGCCCTGACTACCAAAAGCACTAGGATTAGCAGTATAACGCAAGATAGTATCGCTTGTGCCGCGTGCAGGGTCACGAGAGGAACCGGCACCATACAGGCTGTGTTTCAGCTGCAAAGGTGCGCTAATCTTATAAGTACCAGCAGGAATAAACAGAGGTTCGTTCTTAGTGTGAGTGTTAATGGTAGCAGTAATATCATCCGTGCCATCTTTTTTCAACTTCTGATATTTTTCAATGCTTGTGGGAGAGGGTTCAACAAAACTAGGAATTTTACCAGTGCGGCTAACCAGAAACTTGGTATCATCGTTGTCAGAACCTGTCTGCATTCTGACGTATGCATAATTATCATCAATATTAACAGGGCGTAACGACCTGAACTGCGGTATACCAGAAATAGCTACAGGAATATTACGGAGAGTTGTACCGATAATAATTTGATTGTTACTTGTGTAAAATGCAGTGAACCCGTTTTGGCTAAGGCCGATATTACCGGTACTAGACACCGACAGCCTTCCGACAGTCTGGTTATAGTTTCCGCTAACAGTTTGGTCAAGATTTCCAACAGTGTCTTTGTCAATCTTCTTAGCTGTTTCAGTGCGCCCCTCAGTATCTTTAATATCATAACTGTTATTGTCAATTTTAAGTTTGTCTACATAAGCCATGATAAAACCTCCTATTAAGTAACGTCATGAGTGCCAGTTGTAATACTAATGGTTTCGGTATCTGCTACATAACTAACTTCGACACGAGAGAGTTTTTCAAGCTCTGTTACTTTATTCAGAGCATTAGTAGCGTTGATACTAGCAGTATTTGCAGTAGTACGAGCACTAGCATCTTTTACCTCAATAGTTTGACCACCAAGATTAAACTTGGAAACAAATTGCTCAGCCATGATAAAACCTCCTATTAAGTAACGTCATGAGTGCCAGTTGTAATACTAATGGTTTCGGTATCTGCTACATAACTAACTTCGACACGAGAGAGTTTTTCAAGCTCTGTTACTTTATTCAGAGCATTAGTAGCGTTGATACTAGCAGTATTTGCAGTAGTACGAGCACTAGCATCTTTTACCTCAATAGTTTGACCACCAAGATTAAACTTGGAAACAAATTGCTCAGCCATAGTTATACCTCTTATTTACCAACAATTTTGATAGTTTCCACAGGAGCATCATAGATATGAATATCTCCACCAGTAACAATTGTACCATTATTAGGATTAAAGAAACCAAAAGAGATAGAGGTGTCATCTTCATTATACTTGGCAACTTTTAATGACAGGATATAGTGTAAACGTTCAGCGATTGTGGTCTTAGCGCAGTTGGTTCCCTCAATATAACGAGTACCTTCTTCCATAGGCTTAAGAATTACATACAAATCATTATTAAGCCAAACAAGGTCGTTAATATTACGATTAGCACTTGCAGTAGTTTTCAGCTTTTCATCAACAGGAGTGATAGCAAGCTTAACACTTCCCCAGAGTTCAGAGAAGTTACCAATCTTAGTCCAGTAATCTTCATTATCAATATCAATGCCAATAGGTACAGGCTGAGTGCTCAAATACCCATCACCATTGACAGTAACAACAACTGTGTTACGAGGATACTGTTTGGTAATATCCCACTGAATAGGGTCTGCATAACTAATAGAGCTGGTTTCAATATACTGCTGCATTACCTCAATAACCTTAGATACCATTTCATAGTAACTAATGCTATCATCATAGGCAACAGGAATTACAGAACGGAAAAGTTTATCCAAAGGATTGTACTTCAAACCTAATCACCTCTTTACCATAAACGCATAAACAGAACTTCCATATCTTTATATAAACAATTATAGATATTTGTGTTTTCTTTCATATAATCGTTCATAATAGATACCAGAGATCGACCACGATAACCTTTTTCTACATGGTTAAGAACACGATGTTCATTGCCATCACGATTTTCTTTTGTGTTGTTTTTATCATCCTGAGTGGTATTGCTATTACTGTTAGAACTAGCATTAGAGTTAAAACCATTGGTAGAACTTGCCTTACTATGGTCAGCATCCGACATATACTTACCAGCAAGAAAATTATCAAGACTACCCTGTGGAGTATCAGTGTGAGTATTGGTATTCTCTCCATTGCTGTTAGAATTGGAAGTATAATTGGAATTGTTTGTGCCACCAATATTGACCTTACTATTCTTGGTTCTATCCTCTGTATTCACATCATGATGTTCAGTATTTTCATCACTGGTAATCGAAAAATCATCAGTTAAAAACATTTCATACTGTTTATCAAGTGCTTCAAAGAGAGGATTGTAATAAGGCATATGGCTGTTCATCCAGTCATTCAGACGCAGCTGCCAAAGACCGAAGGTTTCAGAACCAATTTCATTTGTATAGAAATGCTTAAGAATATTGGTTTCAAGCTCTTTGCGTTTGTTTTCATTCCAGATAGGATAACTAAAATTAAAGATTTTAGGACGAGCACGCTCAATAATTTCTGTATAAGAAATATTGGTGTAAGGTTCAACAATACCTGCTTTTGATTCACAGATAAAGCGTACTTGAGTTGTATATTTACTCATTGTCCTTATCACCATCCTCAATATTAGTATCGCTTAAATTCTCTTCATTTTCGCGTCCTTCCATAATCTTAGTTAATTCAAGCTGGGAACGCATAGATACAGAGATATTAGTGCCAAAGAGCCTATTATAATCCTTACAGAATTTCTGGCGAGAATACAATGGAGAAAGGCGGTCTGCTTCTACCTGACCTAAGGTCATTTGAACTTCAGTAGTAAACTGCCGCTCTGCTTTCATATTGTAGTTGCTTTCAATACCTAAATAGGTAAGAGCTTCGGCAAGAGTTTCTTTTTTCTGTTGCTCTAACTGCAAGCCAATGTACTGAACACCTAAATCAAGAACACCAATCATGTTCTTAATATCATCAGTAGAGGGATTGCCTTTAAGATACAGCCAAGGGTCGTATTTATCTTGCTGATACACCAAGTTTTGTACAGAAAGTTTTGTATTCTCATTTGCATAAGCAATTCTAGGAGTTTTCTGTGCGGCAAGATTTAAGTCAATCGTTCTGTCTATATTGGTAAGACGTTGTGCAAACTGTTTAATGACAATAGCATCAGGGGAGCGGCGCATATTACACCAAAGGTAAGCACAGTTTTGTTTATTAAGGCCAGTTTTCTGATAATTAGAATTGTAGCCATAAGCACGAAGATATTTAGGGTCGCCAATAATGTCAAAGTTATCACTAGGCATAGCAGGAAGAATTAAGTTACCCATAACAGGGTCATGATAGCCAGCCATTAAAGGTTGCCAGAACAAGAACTGTTCAATGAATCGTTCATCCAAAAAAGGAGAATCTTCAAGCCCTTCCCATTTGAATCTTGCAAGTGCTACATCATACAGACGATTAAACCAGTTAGCATAAGTTGCAACAGTTAAGTCATATGAATCAATCCAAGGTGGCTGTGGTTTTTGTGAACGTTTACTCATTTACTCACCTACTTCTGGAATACGTTTATAGATAGAATTGTCTGCTTCATAATTTCCAACAAGACTAGGATTATGCCAGAATGTAACACCACGATTAAAAATGTCGTTAATCATTGTAGAAACATCCGCAGGAACATCACCTAAGCAACAACAGTTTTGCGTTTTAACATAATTCCAATTTCTTCGAGAGTCAATGTTAGGAACCTGAACTTGGTGAATGGGATAGCCAAACATAGTCCAGTAGTCATCAATAACTTTTGCAAATTCTTTAGTAACATGATGATAACTAGCCATAGCATAAGGAGCACTTGCATCCCTTGTCGGTAAAATACCAGCATCAGTAAAACGGAAATAAGGACTTACAGAACCGTGGCTCTGTGGTGGTAATCTGTCCATATCATCACGTTTTGCAAGCGTGCCAGCAATGTTAAGCATTTGATTTGCTAAGCCTTCAATAGCTCCATAAGTATTATCTGGGAAAAGAGAAGGATGTTTACCGCTCATAGCCTGAACATCCTTTGCTGGAGCTGTAAGCAGGTTAATACCAGCAAACATTGTACCAGCTACCAAACCTGCATTTTTAACGGCCATGGAACTAGAGTTCTGTGCTACATATACCTTATAAATATCAGTGTTATAAGCACAAGTAGGCCAATTGCTAATTGCAAACACATCATCCTGATTATAACCAGTAGAACCTTTATAATCCTCTGCTGCAAATATTGCTGTAGTCTGCCCAGCATTTGACATTACATTGTATCCAATATGCAGGCTTTTCTTTCTATCTCCAAGTTCAAAACGAAAAACATGGTTATCTCCTTGTGTAGAATAATAACGGAGATAAAAATAAGGATATGTGAAAAGTTTATTATTCTTAGGAACATAACCAGCTACATTATTAGGAACTAAAAAAGTCTTATCATACTTACCAGTATCAAAGGTAAGAGGAACCATATAAATTCCCAAAATACCGTCAGGAGCTTGCCCTGCTTCTACAGCCTTAGCAATAAAGTCATTAGCAGATTCAGCTGTAGTAAAAAAGTTTTCTTTGCAGCCAGAATAAATTCCAAACCGTAAAGAACCGGATGCAGGGGGAGAGTCTTTTTCAGGCTTATCAAAGGTTGTAACAATGCAGATACGCTTATCAAAGTCAATGTACTGTTGAATATCGTCAATATAAGGCCCAGTATCTAGTTCATCATTGATGATATTATCGCCAATTTCGTCTGTGTTTGTATGAGAACGCTCAATAAAACAAGGCTGTAATGTTACTTGATTAAACCAAGTCTGCATAACGTCAACAGTAAAATAAATTCTGCTGGTTTCGTTTGCAACATATTCTACACTATCAATAAAGGCGTAATACCATTTATCTGAAAAGTCAGCGTTCTGAAATAGAATATAATTACACTGCTCAATCGTTTCAGCATTAACACCAACAGAGAGATAATGCTCTAACCGCTGATAAGTATAATTGGTAAGATGAAGAACGGATTTAGAAGTGAAATAAGCAAAACGTGAAGAATCAGACTGAAACCTAAGCACATGATTATAGGTTTTATCTGTAGGGATACCCTTACAGATATAAAGTTGCATATTAGGCAATGTTCTTGCTCCTTTCAAAATCTGTAGGGTGGTTTACACATCATCCAAACTGGAAGTTTACGTTTAACTGTAGGAGTAGGACTTGGGCCGGGTGGTGTAGGTGGTTCAGGTGGTGTTGGTGGATTTGTAGCATCCCATTCAACATCCCATGTACCTACTTCATTAGGAATACCAAGAATAGCAGAGGGGTCAGTTCTGTAAGCTGTGCCATAACCGCCTATCCAGTATTCCCAATGCGTATGAATACCACTAACATTACCTGTTAGTCCTTGCTCACCAATATATTGACCACGAGTAATTGTTTCACCAACACTATGAATCTGACTAGCAAAATGAGCTGCAAGCCAATAGCTATTATCGCTCATTTTAACTACAATGTAGTTGCCCCAAGAATCGTTACCAGTCGTGCCACCTTGCCAAGTATGGGCTGTTTCAACCGTACCTGCCATTGGTGCATAAGATTGATGATTTGTGTGTATTGTGTCAATACCACCATGAACTGAACCATCAGAATAATGCGGATAACCTGCTGAAACTCTGATTGTGCTTTGGTCAGTGATACATTGTTTATAGGTAGCCATAATCAAGGCAACGCGTGATATCGTATGCGCGCCCCACGTTTTAGGAGGATAAGCCTACATGCTTAAGAAAATGTCAATTATCAAGCCTTAGTAGTAAACTGCACAGCGTTTGCAAACGGAGACGCAGAATAGATACGCCAGATATGATGGAAGTAGTTCCAATCCAAAGTGGAGCCAAGGTCAGTTTCACGCATGGTGTTCAGCTTAGTGTAAATCTGGAAGAAGTCACGGTCAACCATAAGCGCCTGAATAGCGGTCATATCTTCATCGTTAGGGGTAACGTGAGTATAGGTCTTATCGCCACCAGTTGCAATAGTTACAGCACTACTGCCAGAGGGGTCATTACCAGTAAGCAGATGTTCCAAGCGTTCAACTTCATACTCATTAAGAGCAAAGCTGTCAACTTCCAAACGATGCCCCATAAAATCTGCTTTATCCATGTTAAATGCACTTGCCAGAACATCAACATCAATGGAAGCAGAAATGTCAACAGGAACAATGGTGTACAGACGTTCAGCCGGAGTATTCATAGGAATACCAGCAGCGTTATATTCCTTAGAAATAAACTTCATCTTTCCGTAAATCTGGCGGAACTTCTTAACCAGGGTCTTGCCAGAAGCTTCATCAGTAACAGCAGAAACAGTTACTTTCTTAAGCTTATTGTTCTTTACCAGCTGATACAGCAGATACTTCTTCATGATGAAAGCATCCAGTTCAGCAGGCTTATAAATCTGGTCGATGACGTTCTGTACGAAAGCAGACAAATTAGCTTCGCTCATGAAAGCAGTTTCCAGAGCTTCACGGTTGACAGTTACCTTATACTTAATACGAGAGTTCACAGCATGGTAAGCAGTGTAAACCTCAGCAGGGTCGCTACCAAATTCAGCTTTCATAACTTCATCATTAGTAGCACGGTCAGCAGAGAAGTAAGGGGTTGCTTTCTGCATCATTACATAAATTTCCTGAACAGTAGCGCCAGTTCCCAGAACACCCTTATCAAAAACCTGCCAAGGGTCCTCAAAAGAGATGTAACGCATAACGGTCAGGCCAATACGGTCAACCAGAGCATTACAGAAATAGTTCAGACGCGGTTCATAAGAATTGATAAACGACCATGCGGATTTAATAGATTCAGTGGTATTCTCAATCTTAGGAGCACCACCAAAAGTAGCATCACTACCAAATACAGCGTTAATAATACCAACAGCAGCAGAAGCCATAGTTTAAATACCTACCTTTCTTAGTAGTTGCACTCAATATCCAGAGTGCCGTCAATAATAAGTTTTCCTTTAGCAGGAGCTGTCAAAGTTACAACGCCATCAGAAGTGACTTTAGCACTAGAAATGGTGCCATCTTCAAGCGCTACACGCAAGCAGGGGATAGAATTGTTAACTACAAATTTGCCGTAACTAGTTTTCATAACACGAGCCATTACTTCACTGGGAATGGTAAATGCAGTAGTATCAGCAGTTTCACCTTTATCTAGGGCAGTAGTATCAGCAGTTTCGCCTTTATCTAGGGCAGTAGTATCAGGGGGAACATATTGAGTAATCTTAATATGAACAAAAAGTATATTGCCAATAACTGTAAAATCTTCGTCATTGTAGCTGAAAGGTCTACTCAAAATCTATCACCTTACTTTCTACCAAACATTTTCTTGACAAAAGCCTGTGCAGCTTCATCAATGGTAATTGTATTGCCATTATGTTTCTGATATTCGTCGTTAGACTTATTGTCATCATCCAGAAATGCTTTAACATAATCTTTGCGAAGATTGTCATAAGCTTCATGCCAGTTAGATGCGCCATCTGGACAACCACTGGTAAACTGTTCTGCTTCATTACGACATTCATCAAATTCGCCAAGCACACCAGCAATCAGAGTTCCCTGTTCATCAGGTTTAGCATCGACAAAGCCACCAAGCATTGCAGAAATTTCATCACGTGTTTTCATTATTTATTACTCCGTTCGTAAGTAAGTTTAAGATTCTCACAGAGAGCGATAATTGCTTGCATATCAACGCCAGTTGCATGAATCTTAATAAAATCGCCTTTAGTAGATTCTCTAGGAACCGAAGTGTAACTACCAAGATGTTTAATTACTGTCTGCGTTGAACAAATAAAATTATCGTCAAGCCAGTTCAAAGGATTAAAGCGACAATCATGATAAATTACTTCAAAATGAAAATGTGGGCCAAAGCAATTACCAGTTGCGCCAGAATACCCAATAAGCTGACCCTCATAAACGTGTTGACCGTTTTTGACGAAACACTCTTTAAGGTGAGCATAGCGTGTTTCCAGCTTAGAACCATTATAATTGTTATGCCTAATTCTAACCATGTTGCCATAAGACTGCATCCCAGTTTTGGTTCTACCATCCCAGCTCTGTACCTGATTTACTGTGCCATCCTCGGCTGCATAAACAGGTGTGCCGGGAGCAGCACGCAGGTCGATAGCATGGTGGGAAGAACCATCATTGTATGTCCAGCCAGCTGTGATAATGTGATTCTCTAAAGGCCAACAGAAAAGGACATCACCGTTTGCTTTCCTCATTTTCTTCATCTCCTTTAAGTTTTTCCAGATATGGCTTAAACAGAGCAGAAAGTTCAGGATTTACAGCACACATATTCTCCATAATGCTGATAAATTCCATAATGCAAATATAAGTAACCACGGAACCTACAAGGGGAATAGGGATACCAAGCTCAATATATTGCATTGCATATTCGATACCGTAAGAACCTACCACTGCAAGAATCTCCATGCACTTGTGATAGCCACCCTCACGCATGATACTGGAATTATAAGAACCATCGTGCTTTGCTTTAATCAGCCCTGTTAGAATGTCAAATGCGATAAAACCCAGAACAATAACAAAGGGCATAAACTCAACTCCTAACATTATACACCTACAATCTTCAAAATATCCATCAGGTATCGCCTAATTATCTCATCTTCACAGTACAGACCTCCCAACCGATATTGTTTAATTATATATAATAACCAGTTAGGGCGTGGAGTGCGTGCAATCAAAATGGTGTTATAATCATGGTCATCATTTGTCAATGCATAAATCACGCCACTACCTGGACTGTATTTTCTAGAAAGATAACATTTACCGGAAGAGAAGTCAACCCATAAGCCTAAATAATCATCATGAATCTTAAAACCAAATTGATATTTAGCTTCAGGCGTTTTCTTAGCAATACCAACCACACTATCTAGATAAAATTCATTGTGAACGGCATATTTACCAAACTTGCTGCCTTTCATCAAGCGGCCAAAGTCAGTTTTCTCTTTTGCTTCAATATATTCTTCATTGTTAGCAATTTGTATTAAGACTAAGCCATCTCTAGTTGTAGCAATTTGCTTTTTGTTAATTGGCTTTTTAATATCAAATTCTGTGAAATATGGGTTTGCCCATGTAACAGCGTTTCCAAAGAAAAACACTACAACTCTGCGCATACGAGCAATAGTTTCATATAGTTCACAGAAAAATGTTACTTCATCTTTAAGATAACCATGATGAGTTTCGTCCATGGAGATAAACTCGTCAAAGCAGATTTTATTAACAAGAGGAAGTTCTTCTGATTTTGCACTTGAGATATATCGTGTCTGACCAGCTAATTTACCATCTATATAATAAGCTCCCTCTGGAGTTCCCTTTAACTCATGGTCAGGAAATTCATGAGCAACAGCTGCCCAGAAATTTTCTTTGGCTTTCTTATTCATTTCAGTTTTGTAGCGGCGAATATAAATAAATTGATTCCCGTTTTTGATAAAATCTTCAGCAGCCCATTTTTTAAAGCCATAAGTTTTACCACAACCACGAGAACCAACTACAAAATTAAAGAGCGCATTATAAGATAATGTGTTCTTTAAATCCCACCACATTGACATTGTAATACACTCCTTTCATATTTAATCTTAAGCCGAGGACGCGACCATTATGCTTAGAGTTAGCGTTCTAATTAACATAGATTGCGAACATCTTGTGCTGTCCTTTTGGATGGTGAGAGTAGGAGAAATGACAAACCTATATAACCATCAAGCTAACAGGCGTGTTAGCGCGGCTACTATGGCTTATACAGCAGGGGAAGCTCATAGTTTGAACCGTGGTGGTAGAAATGGGCACAACCCCATTAACGTCCAATGACCAGTTTTCCGTTACTCTTAAAGAGTTCTACCATGTTAAGGGTGGCGAAGGGAAATGAGCTAGCAGTCACGCAAACCTATCCGTAACGCTTCACGCGCCTGACCACGGCTTAGGAGCATCATTCGTGCCCTTCGCTCCCTATGATTATATTATAGTTTACAATATGTATAAAGTCAATAATACAGATTGTACTTTTTGTAAAATTAGGAATGGTTATTACATAGTGTATAATGCTAAATGGGGAACCTGGGTGGCTGGCCGGGGCAAGGCAAGCGGCAAAGTAAAAGTATGACTTATGTCTTTGACACTACTTT